CCGCCGGTTCCCGTCGATTTCAGGCAAGCGCCGGGCTATCGGAGCGATTCCATCATGCCCGCGTTCAGCAACGCCGAACTGGTGGCGCTGGAGCGGGAAGCCGAGCGGGAAGCCGACAAGCGCCGCGAGCAGGTCATCTCCAACCTGTCGTCGCACATCCGCCGCTGCTTCGAAGACGCCAAAGCCGCCAAGTCGCACATCGAAGCGGAGATGATCGCCGCGCTCAACCAGCGCGCGGGGCGCTACGAGCCGGACGTGCTGGCGGAAATCCGCAAATTCGGCGGCTCCGAACTGTTCGTGCGCCTCACCGAGCAGAAATGCGTCGGCGCCGGCTCGTGGATCAGAGACGTATTGAGCCTGGATCGGCCTTGGGGCTTGGACCCGACCGCCGTTCCCGACCTGTCGCCTGGGGAATCGGCCGCGATAGCGGACATCATCAATCGGGCCGCGCTCGACGCCGCGCAACGCCAGATCGCCGAAAGCGGGACCGTTCCCGATCCCGAGGCGGTCAAGGCGCAAATCGCTCAGGCCACCGAAAAAGCCAAGGCCGACGCGATGCGGGCGCGCGAGAAAGCGGCGCGCGCCCGCGCCGATAAGATGGCTAAAACCATCGAAGATTATCTCGACGAGTCGGCGTTTAAAGCCGTCATGGCCAACGCCATCGACCTGGACTTGACGACTTTTGGCACGGCGATCCTGAAAGGGCCGGTGCCGCGCACCCGGCGCCGGCTCGCGTGGGAGCAAAAAGACGGGCAATGGACGCCGGTTGAGAAGGAAGAGGTCTATCCGGAAGTCGAGCGCGTCAGCCCGCTCGATTTGTATCCGTCCGGCGACGCCACGTCCGTCGAAGACGCCGACTATCTGATCGAAATTTACAAGTTGCGGCGTAGCGACTTACGCTCGTTCAGAGGGATCGACGGCTACAACGACCGCGAAATCGACGACATTCTCAAGGAACACGGGACGACCGGCCACCGCGAAGCCGAACACGTCGACCAGGCGGTCGCCGCCGCTTCGAGCAAAAGCGGATCCGCTTATCTGCCCGGCTCCAACACGCTCGATGCGCTGATCTTTTTCGGTGAGGTGCAAGGGCAACTGCTGATCGATTGGGGCGTCAAGTCGGTCGAGCCGCTGGCGGAATATTCCATCGAAGCGTGGATGATCGACTCCCATGTGTTCCGGGTGGATATCAAGGAGCCGCACGAGGCGTTCCGGCCCTATCACAAAGCGGTCTACCGCGCTCGCCCCGGCTCGTTTTGGGGCATCGGCATCCCCCTTACCATCGATTACCTTCAAAAAATGTGCAACGCGGCGGCCCGCGCGCTCGGCAACAACATGGCGATCGCCTCCGGCCCGCAAGCCGGCGTGGATCTCGAACAGATGCCGCCGGGCGAGGACGGCAAAAAGATGTGGCCCTGGAAAGTGTGGCGGTTCAACACCGCGAAATACGGCCAATCCAGCGTCCCGCCGCTCCATTTTTTTCAGCCGGACATGCACGCCGCCGAGCTGATGGCGATCTACGAGAAATTCGCGGCGTTGGCCGACGAAATATCGGGTATCCCCCGCTACATCCAGGGCGATTCAAACGTCGGTGGCGCGGGCCGGACCGCCTCCGGGCTCTCGATGCTGATGGGCGCGGCGAGCAAAACGGTCAAGGCCATCGTGTCGAACATCGACACGGGCATCATCGAGCCGCTCATCTCGGCGATGTTCCGCTACGCCATGCTCTACCACCCCGACCGGAGCATCAAGGGCGACGTGAAGGTGGTGGCGAAAGGCTCGACCGCGCTGATCGTGCGCGAGCAAGCGCAGGTGCGGCGCAACGAGTTTTTGCAGACGACCAACAACCCGACCGATCTGGCCATCATGGGCGAAGCCCGCCGGGCCGAGCTTTTGCGCAGCACCGCCGAAACCCTCTCGCTCGACCCCGACCAGATCGCCCCGACGCGCGAGGAGATCGAAAAGCGACAGCAAGCGCGGGAATTGGCGCAACAGCAACTGCAACAGCAACTGCAACAGCAACTGATGGCGCAAGGGCAACCCGCCGCCACCGCCCCCCGCGCGCTCGGGCCGGAGGGCGCGCCGGTGTCGGGGCGAGACTTCAATCTGTTTGCGGGGGGGCGATGAACAGCCACGGCTTGCCTCGGGAGACCGTCGAAAGGCTGTACCGGCTTTCCAGGGCGGCGGAATTTCCCGCCCTGCTCGACGTTTTGAGCGCCGAAGCCGCCTCCGCGACGAAACGGGCGCTGGCGAGCGCCGACCCGAAGCTGTGCGGCGCGGCGTGCGCGCTGCGCGACGCGCTCGCGTGGCTCGAAGGCATCCCCGCCGAATTCGAAGCGCGGAGGGACCGTGGCGATTGAGCGCCGTCCGGGGCGAGCAGGCGGCGCCTCAGTGCGGCGCGTCGCCGATTTCCAGCCGGCGCTCGATGCGATCCACCCTGGCGGTGAGGTGGTCGATCCGAGTGTGCGTTTCCACCACGTCGCCGTACATGTGGGCCAGATCGCGGCGCATTCCGGCAATGGTGGTTTCCATGTGGGTCAGGCGGGTTTCAACGCTGGTCAGGCGGTGTTTCACATCGCCCAGGTCGGCCTGAATCTGCTTGAGGATGTTGAACATCAGGGCGAAATCGGCGTCGGTCATCGGCGGTCTCCTTTCGATTCGGCGAGTATAGCGCCGTCCGTGGCGCGTGCGGGGTCAGGCTTGCTGGGCTTCGCGGTCTTCGGCCAGCATCTCGAATTCCGGCCCCGACCGCCCCATGCGGCGGTCCAGTTCGCGCTTGAGGGTGAGCGACAACCACTTCTTTTCGTGCTCGATCCGCTCGAGGCGGTAGGCCATCACCGCCTTGTCCATGCCGTTCAAAAAATCCTCGACTTCGGGATAGAGCGCGGCGGGGATGCGGTCCCGCCGGCTGACGCGGGCGAGCGCGCAGGCGTATTTGCCCAGCCAATGCCGGACGCTGCCTTCCATGTAGAAGGCCCGCGCCATGCACCAGATGGTGTCGCTCAGCCGGCTCAGTTGGCCGTCGGAGATCAGGGCGGGCATGGGGATGGCGAGATAAAAACCGCCGTTCAGGTAGGCGTCGAAGACGCGAACGATTTCGACCTGCACGTCGAATGCCCTCTCGGTTTCCGACTTCATGCAGATGAAAATAGCCTGCTTTTGGTTCAGGTAATACTCGGCGGTGGGGCGTCCACCGAGTTCGCCGGAGGTTTTCCCCACCGTGGGGAGAACTCCAAAACTCAACAGCTTAGCTTCGTTGCGCTTGATGAGGTCGCGGATTTTGACGGGACGCTCAAAGCCGAGATGCTCGGCCAATTGCACATCGAGGATGCGGGGGCCGCCTTCGATGACGGTCAGGGACAGGGCGTTGCCAGACATGCGGAGTGCTCCAAGGTTTCAAGTAATCGCCCCGCGTTCAGAGTAGCGGGGCAGGAAGGACTCAACTTGAGCAACCTTGGTGGCTCGGACAGGTATTGGTTATTTCCTGTTCCTCATCCTTTCCTGCCTTGCAGGGCAGTTTACCAGAAACCCAGGGCGGATTTCGGGCATAAAAAAAGCGCGCTGACGGGGCGGATGGCCGCCAAGGTATTCAAGTACTGTCAGCTTACGCCCGCCGTGCGGCGGGGTCAAGACCGGTCAATCGCCCGGCCGACGGGCGCGACACGATACCGCGAACACCTTAACTTCAATGGAGGCTCGTGATGGAAACGGCACCCGAATACCAAACTGAAATCCCCGAACAGGTGATCGCCCAGCGCGATAAGGCGCGGCAGGAACTCCAGCCGCCGGCGGAGCCGGAGCAGCGGCAAGAGAGCGCCGAGCCCGAAAGCGGCGAGACCGCAGCGCTTGACGCGGCGGCCCCTCCTTCGCCCAAGACGGACGACTGGGAGCACAAATACAACGTGCTCCAGGGCAAGTACAACGCCGAAGTGCCGCGACTGCTGGACGAGGCCCGCTATTGGTCCTCGCGCGTCGAGCAGCAACAGGCCGAGATCGACCAACTCAAAGCCCAGCTCGCGGGCGGCGGGCGGGAAAAGCCGCAAAGCGAAATCCCCGCCGACGTGGCCGACGTCCTGGGCGACGAGGCGGCGCGGGTCGTGGTCGAATTGCTGGCCAAGCAGCGAAAGGAGATCGAGGACCGGTTTGCCCCGCAACTGCAAAGCACGGCGCAATTGAGCCAGCAATCGGCGACCAATTTATTTTGGTCGCGGGTCTTGCAGGAGTTGCCCGACTACCCGCAAATGCAAAACGATCCGGCGTTAAACGCCTGGCTCAATCAGCCGTGGCCCGGCCAGCGCCGCTCGCGGCTGGAGGAAGCGTCGGAAGCCGCGAAACGGTTGGACGCCGAAGCGTTCATCGGGCTGCTGAAAGCGTACGCGCCGACGGCAACACCCGAAAACGGCCGCAAACCGCCCGCGCCGACGCCGCGCCGCGCGGCCGGCGGAGGAGAACCGCCGACGCCGCCGGCCGCGATGACGGCCGAACAGTACGCGGCGAAATCCCAACAGATTATCAGCTTGCGTCAAGACGGCCATTTCCAAAAAGCCGCTGACCTCCAAAAAGAACTCGATGCGGCCAAGCGCGAAGGGCGCGTGCAGGCCAAAACGGAGCCGGCCGATTACGGCTAAACCCTACGGATCTACCCTGGGTAGATCGATTTTGGAGGCAGCATGGCAGCAGCAGTCACTAAAGCGGTCCCGGTCGCGCCGGGATTCCCGCAGTTCGCGGGCGTGTGGACGCCGGCCGTCTGGGCGTCCGACATCCTGGTCCACTTCTACGAAACGTCCGTCCTCCCCGCCATCTCGAACACCAAGTACGAGGGGCTGATCTCGGGCAAGGGCGACCGGGTGATCATCCGCGTCATGCCCGACGTGGTGTGGAAGCCCTACGCGAAGGGGCAATCGCTGATCTACGACGACATGACCCCCGGCCAAGTCGAGCTGGTGGTCGACAAGGCGGAGTACTGGGGGGCGAAAATCGACGACATCGACAAGATGCAGTCCGATATCGACTGGCTGGACAAATTCACCATGTCGGCGGCCGAGACCGGCAAGATCAACGTCGATAAAGCGGTGCTGGGCGCGTTCTACGCCGACGTGTCGTCGGAAAATTCCGGCTCGGCGGCGGGCGCGGTCAGCGGGTCGATCAACCTGGGCGAGACCGGCGCCCCGCTGGCGATGACCAAGCTCAACGTGACCGACATCATCGTCGACGCGGAAACCGTGTTGGACGAGCAGAAGGCGCCGCAGATCGGCCGGTGGATGGTGCTGCCGCCGATCCTCACCAACCTGCTGCGGAAATCGGAGCTGAAAGACGCCAGCCTGACCGGCGACGGCACTTCGATTTTGCGCAACGGCCGGGTGGGCATGGTCGGCAATTTCACCATTTACACCTCCACGCTGTTGCCGTGGGTGATGGACGGCGCGAACCGGACCTACCACATCCCGTTCGGCACCAAGGACGCGCTGACCTTCGCCGCGCAAATCCCGCCGAAGAACGTCGAGCGGCTGCGCTCCGAGCAGTTTTTCGGAACGCTGGTGCGCGGGTTGATGGTGTACGGCTTCGAGGTGCTGTACCCGGACATGGTGGGGTCGCTGTACGCCTACAAGGCGTGATGGCCCGCTGGCTCACAGACAAGAGGACACGTTATGGCAACCATCGACTTAACGGCTCAGGAAGCGCCCTGGGCGTACCCGGCGCGACCGGGCGGCGGCCCCTCCTACTCCATCGCCAAGCTCGTCGATTTCTCCGAGGTCAACGAGAAGGCGGGCACGGGGGCGGCCGATATCATCAAGCTCGTCAAGATTCCGGCGAACACCATCGTTCAGGCCGTGGCCTACCGGGTGTTCAAGGCGAGCGCCAACCTCGCCAGCCTCGATATCGGCGATTCCGCTGGCCCCACCCAGTACGCGACGGCGCTCGACATGACCTCGATCAAAGACGGGGTCTCGGCGCTCGCCGGCAAGTTCTACACCCAAGCGGATTTTATCCAGTTGCGGCAAAACACCGCCGCGACGGTGCTGACCGGCGTGATCGAGGTCGTGGCGCTGTGCTGGGACGCGAACGCCTATAAAGGGCTCGCGGCTTGACATCCTCCCCTGCCTAAAGACGGGGGATTCCCAAATTCGGCGATCAATGCCCTGATCGGAGACCTATGCCGTGCCTCTTACTTACCCTGTGTTAGCGGCGAACGCGGCGGCGACAGCCACGCTAAGGCCGCAAATGTTACCGAAAAGCGCGGTGCTTAAACAGTCCCCTTGGCGGGGACTGCCGCACCGTCCACTATCCTTCCCCAGCTTCAAGGCCGGGGTCTCTCGCGGAGATGCCCGATGAGCGCCGCGCCCGCATTGCTCAAGAACGTCGCGACGGGCCGGGTCTTCGTCTGGACCGCCGAACTCGCCGAGCGCCCCAACATGCGGGTCATGGACGACAAAGAAGCCGCCGAGCACCTGGCGAGCGTCAAGCGGGCGGCGGCCGCGCGCGAGGCGGCCGAGCCCAAGGAGCCCACGCGCGAGGACCTGATCCGGCAATTGGTCGCTCTGACGGGCGGGCTGACCCCGGAAGCGGCGGCTCTCACCGTCGCGGAGGTGGCGGTCAAGGCGGCGGAAACGCCCAAGCGCACCAAGAAAAAGGCGGAGGCTCCTGCCCCGCCCTCCCAGGATGGAGGCGATCAGACGGCCGGCGGCGAGCAAGGCGCCGATGAAACCGGCCAGCCATCGGACGGCCAGCCATCGGACGACCCGCCGCCGTGAACCGCCAAGCGCTGCGCGCTGCCGCCCGGAAACGGCTGGACGATATCGCCAAGCCTTACGGGTGGCCCGACGACGAGATCGACCGGTGGCTCGACGAAGCGGTGCGAGAAGCGTCGCTCCGGGCCGGCTTGACGGTGGCGACGACCGCGATCTCTTGCCGGGCTGGCGTCGCGTCCTACTCCCTTCCCTATCGGGTCCGCTACGTGCTGGACGCCTGGTGGACCCGGCAGGTGTCGCCCGCGACGCCGAGAGCGCCGTTAGAGCGAGTCGATCGGGACGCTTTTGATGTTTGGGCGCGCCCGACAACGAACCTTGCCGACCCCACCCGCTATTTGATCGCGGGGCGGACCATCCGGCTGCACCCGACGCCGAAAGACGCCGGCTATTTGGAAATGCGGGGCCGGCTGGTCCCGCCCCCGATGGAATCCGACGACGACGAGCCGGACATCGGTCCCCACCTTCACGAGCACTTGGTGGAGTGGGTGATGTACCAGGCCGGGCTCAAGCGCGACGTGGACTACAACCTGCCCGACCCGCTCGCCCACGAGGCGATTTTTGCCCGCTACTTCGGGCCGAGACCGTCGGAACTGACGCTGCAAGGCTGGCTGGAATACGGTGCGACCGATACTGTTCGGCCCGACGGCTGGCGCTACGGGCGATAGCTTTGGAGACACTGATGCCAGACGCCACCGAAAACGCTGACGCGCCGCCCGATGACGGCTTTGAAGAAGCGGCAAGGCCGCTGATCCGGTGGATCGCCGAAAACCTCGACCCACACCACAAGGTGATCGCGACGGCAAGAACCGCCGAAATCGTGCGAGGGAAACGCTTGTTTCAGACCGAGGATTACTTGCTGGATTAACCGCCGCGCGGCGGCCTGGAGTCAGATGTGGCTTTCGATCCCCTCTACGGCAATTACGGTTACCAGGTCGATCCCGATCTGTTGCGCCGGGCGCAACAGGGATCTGGGTTTGGCGCGTCGATGGATGCGGCGCTCAAGTCGATGACCCCATCCGCGCCGACCTACAGCGCGGCCTATGGCGTCGGGGCCACGCCCGCGCCTTCTCTGGCGCCGGCGCCCGCTCTACCCCTCGCCCCCCCAGTCGCGCCCGCCGCGCCCGCCGGATCGAAGCCTCGCCTTCCGTCAAGGGTCGAAGTGTTCGGGCTGGACGCGCCCGCCGCGCCCGCCGGATCGAAGCTGGCGGACATCGCCCAGGGACTCGCGCCGGTTTCCCGGCAAGCGCCGCCCGGCTATCAGCCCTTCGCGGCGGATGCCGACATCGCCCGTCGCATCGATTACAACGCCGGGTTCGGTCCGAGCAATCCCAACCGGCTGCCCGGCCCCGGTCAGATCGCCGGCGCGACCGCCTATCAGGTACCGGGTGTCTTTGGCATGGGCGGCGGGCCTGGAACGGCCGAGTTCCAAGGGCTTCCCAGAGCGCCGGGAACCGGCTTTTTGGGCTATGCGGGAACGCCGGAGACCGCCGGCATGACCCAGCAGCAGGCCACCGCTTACAACGTGGCGAACCTCAACCGCCAGACCGAGGCGCTGCGCTCGCTCAACGAGGCGCGCCAGGGGGTGTCCGCCGCCGGCGGGTCGGCCCAAAACCTTCCGTCGCCTCCGAGCTTCGACCCGTTCGCGCGGGCGGGCGACGGCTTCGGCGATTCTGGGATGCGGGCCGCGCAATACGATTCCATGATGAAGCGGGCGGCCGATACCAGCATCCCGTGGCGGAGGCGGCAAGGTCTGGCCGAAGCCGCGCAAGGGATGCTCGCGCCGGGGCTGGCGATCATGGGGCAGCAAGGGGCGCTCGCCCAACTCCAGGCGAAGCCGTCGGGCGACCCCTACCAGCTCGCCCGGCTGACCCTCGACCAGCAGCGGTTCGCCACGGCCCAGCAAAACCAGCGGGACCGGCTGCAATACCAGCAGCAGCGGGATGCGGCCCGCGACCGGTTGGCCATGGAGAGACAGCAACAGCAGCAAAAGCCGCATTCGCTCGACCAGATCAAGGCGGGGATGATCGACCGGCTTTACGCGGCGAGCCAAGCGAGCCAAGACACGCGCCTGAACCCGGAGGAACGGGCGAAATGGCAAGCCGAGCTGGACCGGATGGGACCGTTTTACCAGCAGTACCTGGGCGGCGGCGGTGGCGGGTTTTAACGCGACGGCCGCCCCGGATCGCGGGCGGGCGAGGTCAGTGCGGGGCGTCCGTCAGGTCGAGCCGCCGCTCGATGCGGTCGAGGCGCTGGTCCATGCGGTCCACCCGGTGTTCCAGCCGCGCGAAATCGCCGCGCAGCCCCGCCAGTTCCCGCCCGATGCCGCTGCTCTGGATTTCCAGCGAGGACACCCGGTCCCGCAAATCCTCGATCAGTTGCAAGGTCCGGTCCTGCTTCTGGTTGAAGCGGCGCAGGTGCTCCAGCGTCAGGTTGGCGATCTCCTCGGGGGACATGGTCTACCTCCGGCTTGGGGAAGTATAGCGCCGTCCGTGGCGCGGGGGTCAGTGCGGAGCGTCCGTCAGGTCGAGCCGCCGCTCGATGCGTTCCACGCGGCGGCGAAGGTCGTCCATTTCCGTCTTGCCGGAATAGACGGCGGCGGTCAGCCCGGCCAGTTGCTGGCCCATCGCCGCCATTTCGACGCGGATGGCCGCGATGTCCCGCTTGGCCTCCGCCATGTCGGCTTGCAAGCGCTTGAGGATTTCCAGCATCAGGTTGAAATCGGCGTCGGTCATGGCGGGTCTCCGATTTCGGGCAGTATAGCGCCATCCGTGGCGCGGGGGTCAGGGCGGGGCATCGCTCAAGTCCAGGCGGCGTTCCAGGTGGTCCAGCCTGGAATCCACCCGGTCGATCCGCACATGCACGATCGCCATATCCGCGTGGATGCTGGCCGCTTGGCTTTCGAGCGAGGTGAGGCGCGCCTTGACGATATCCACGTCATCGGCGATCTGATCCACGCGCTTGCGGATGTGGCGAAGGTGTTCGAGCGTCACGCTGGCGAGTTCTTCAGGCGTCATCGGCGGTCTCCTTTCGATTCGGCGAGTATAGCGCCGTCCGTGGCGCGGGGCGGGTCAAGCTGTCAATCCATTGGCGGCCCACTAGAGGTTCAGTCCCGGTTGCAGATTCTGCCGGCGCACCAAAGCGCGCACTTTGCGCACCGACACCGGCGGCCGCAACACCTGGTCGATGAACTCGTTGTCGGCGCTCACCCAGCGTGCGAAATGCTGGTCGGCGAGTTCGGCCAGCGCCGCCAATTCCCGCTTGGCGTCCTCGAACCGTTCGGGCGCGAGCAGGCGGCTGGACGGGACGCCGCCAAACCAGCGCAACCGCTCGTGCAGGGCGTCGCTGGCTCGCCCGCTGAAATGGCAATGGGTGCCGATGGCGTGAATCAAGGTCAGGATTTCCCGCCACTGTTCGTCGGGGATGCCGGGCTTGGGCGCGGCGTGCGCTATTTCCTTGACGCGGAAGTAGAGCTTCACCAACTGGCGTTGGATTTGCCAACTGAGGTCATCGGTGAAGGACTTCACCAGCATCAGGTAGCCGGATTCGGTGATCAGCGTCAGGCCGGGGGCGTTAGCTCCAACCGCCTCTGGGAACTCTGTCCGAAAAACGGACAGACTTTCAAAATCAAGCTCATAGAAGTCTTCCTTCTCTATAAACCGTTTGCGATTATCGCTGAAGCGCTTGCGGGCGGTTCCTTCAACCCGATTGTGAACCTTGTCGATCAGCGCGAAGGTCAGGACGGGCTGATCGTTGTGGGTCAGATAAGGGATTTCGACTTCGTTGGAAATACGGACAAGCTGAGTGGCCATTTGGCCTCCTACGTGATCTCTAGATACCCCTGGCGTTGGGGCGGCGGGAGGCTAGAAACCGCACGTAGACGGCGGATGGTATTCGGATATTCCCATCCCCTCCCACCATCGAGAGCAGGAAGTCGACAAACAAAAAAACCGCATGTCGGGCGGGGGCCGCTACGTGTGGAGATTTCTAGGCTCCAAGAGCTAGCTTATACCAGCGGCACCGAAGATCAAGCAGGCTTGTCAAGATTTTTTCTTTCTCTGATCATCAAGAGCTTTGAAGGCTTGCTTCAAGAAAGCCGTTTCTTCCTGGTAGATTTTGTAATCGTAAGGCCATGCCGCCGCGAAATGAGCGGTCACCTTATCAAGCAATGGCCGAACAATATCAGCGGTTTCCGGGTGGCTTTCTACTTCGCGCTGGAGAATCTGCTCCAAAAGCCCCAATTCCTGCGGAGAAAATTCCAAGACTTGATCGGCCAGTTTGCTCATAGCTTCCTCCATTTGCAGCAGCAAGAAGCTACGCCCGCCGGGTGGTGGGGTCAATGGCGGTCAGATCACCTTCGCCAGCCGGGCGAGGATACCCACCAGCAGCGTGGTTTGCAGGATGCCCACGCCGACCACCCACCGAATCAGTTCGGCCTTCGTCTCGGCGGCGCGCTGGTTCATCTCGGCGCGCAACAGGTCGATGTCTCTTTTCAGCCCCTTTTCGACCTGATCCAGGTCGCCCTTGGTCGCCAGATTGTCCGTGCCGGTTTTCAGCACGCCCGCCAGCGCGCCGGCCTGCGCCTCGGCCTGCTCGGCCGTGAAACCGGCGTCTTTGAGCGTTTTGGCGTAAGCCAGCGTGTCGAAAGTCAACGTGGTCATGGCTCCTCCCGTCCTTTGGACCGCAGCATACCGGATCGGTTTGGCGGGTCAATCCCGCCCACCGGGTCGCTCAGTCAACGTTCAGAGCGCCCGCGAGATTTCGTCTTGCATGGACTTAACGACAGCGACCGGGTCTTTAGCGTTGCGGATCGGGCGGCCGACGACCACGTAATCCGCGCCGTTCTTGATCGCTTGGTTGGCGGTGGCGATGCGCTTTTGATCGTCGTCCTTGACGACATCATTGGTCCCTGGGCGGATGCCGGGCGTCACGATCAGAAACTTATCGCCGAGCCCATCCCGCAGGCGCGGGACCTCCAGCCCCGACGAAATCACGCCATCGCAGCCCAAGTCCAGCGCTTTCTTGGCGCGCATGTAAACCAAATCCTCAACGGTGCCGGTAAACCCCATCTCGCGCATGTCGGATTCGTCAAAGCTGGTGAGCACGGTCACCGCCAGAATCTGGGCGCTGTTCCGTTCGGAGATGGCGGCCTGCAAGATCGGGTCGTTGCCGTGCACGGTGATAAAGGCAGCCTTGTGCTTGTTCAATTCCTTCACCGCCAGCGCCACGGTTTCAGGGATGTCGAAGAACTTCAAATCCACCATCACCTTGTGTCCCCGTTCCACGATCATATCGATGACGTGGAACCAACCGGCCATAAAGAGTTGCAGGCCGACTTTGTAAAAGTGGACATGATCCCCCAGCCGGTCGACCCAGCGCTCGGCTTCTTGTTGGGAGTCAACGTCGAGCGCAAAAATGATGCGCTCCTGCAAAGGGATATTTTTGGCCATGACGGTTCTCATCGTGTGGTGGCGGGCAAGCGGCGCGCGCAGGGCATGCCGCCGTGCGGCTGGCCGCAGCCCAACAGGATAACTGGGGGAGTTGCTTTTAGGCAATGCGCACGGTTTTTGGCGCTGAAGGGACGGGCCATCGCGCCCGCGCGGGGCCCAGGGCGGCTACAGCCCCTGAAAGCGGCTATCGGCCAGCAAATCGTCTTTCGCGGTGGGA